ATATAATAAAAAAAACAGCAACTAAAAAAAACCTATAATTGATTATCAATCATTTACGTTTTCAATACACCAAAACACAGAAAAAAGCCTATATCTTATATATATATTTAAAAAGCATTAAAAAAAATATTTTTTTTGTCAAAAAAGTTTAAAAAATGCTGTTTTCCTGTTTTTTATTTTATAAGTTGTTGATTTTCAAATTTAAAAGTAAAACAGCATTTTGTTAGAATGCTGTTTTTTTGTTGTTTTTCGTGTTTTAAAAATCTAAATCATCGTCAAATTGTTGCGAATCATTAAAGTCATTGGCTATGTCGCCATTAAGAACCACCTCAATATCGTTAATGTCTTTTTTAACTAAATAGGTTTTAAGGTATGCCTCCAATGTATCAAAACAATCATCGGCCATGTTACACTCTTTATCAGTTAAAGATTTCTCAAAAGTAAAGTTTGGCATTGAATACTTAACAGCACCTTTTTTGCCATCTTTTGTATCTTTAACAATAACCCACTCATCAGCTAACCTGGAGCGAGTCTTTTGCGTAAAATCACCCCATTGTTGTGTTGCGCTTCCTTTTAATTGGATATTTGCCAATGATCCATCTTCAAGCATAATGTAAATGCTTCTTGTATAATGGCCTCCGGCTGCAACAATTTTTTCCTTAATATCTTTGTAAAGACCTTTAGCAATTTCATTTCCTTTGAATGGCTTAACAGTCATCTCTTCTTTTGAAATGAATTTAACCTCATTAGAATAAATGTTACTACTTGTGGCATCATTCCAACCTTTTATGGTATGTAGTTCGTCAAGAACTAAAAACTTAAATGGTAAAGGAATTTGAACGTTCTCCTGTTTTTCTTTGTCGTAGTAAGAAAAACATTTGTCGTTTGACTTCCACTCGATAAACTTTGTTGCTGGATTGCTTTGCGGTTGTGCAAAGGCTTGTTTGCGATTACTCATAATCTTATTATTTATTTATGGTTCGGAATTAAGATGCCCAAACCTTGCATCTGTTAATTATGATATGCTAATATAATATTTTTTTTACTAATTACCAAGAGATAGCTAAAGTATCTTTGCGTGGTGATGTGCTTACTCGTGTTACTTCAACACCATCATCATCGTAAATGCTTGAATTAGATTTTAAGGCTACCTTAAGTAGCATTTCTCTTTCGGTTAGTTTTTCTTTGATTTCTGACCATTTAAAATCATCTTTATAGTTTATGGTTTCGCCACCATTTCTGAATGTTCCTTTAAGGCCAAATGCCTCAAAATTTTCTTGTGGCACTACTTCTAATATTTTAGCAGTAATTACGTCAAGTGCTTCCTGCATTCTTTTAGCCTGGGCCAGGAGTTCATACTTGTCAACCTCGCCTCCATCTATAACATCAGTTATAAATTTGTTTGCAGAAAATTGGATCTCTCTTTTGTTTGGCAGAAAGTTTTGTGTTTGAACTTCTTGCTCTCTCATCAATTGGAATAAATCTTTACTCATAAAATAGTTCTGAAATGTTAATAATATTAAAACTTTTGTTACTGGTATTCATTAACAAGCTGTATGCTTCTGATACTGTTAAATGTGAATAAAGATAGTTATCTTCTAATGTTTTAACAAGTGCTGCATATGCGCTTGGGTATAACGGCAACATTTCTTTTAATTGTTCTTTGTGTTCTTCTTTTAAATTGTCAAATAGTGTTTTCATATAGTTTAAATAAAAAATCCCTTCCAATTCAAACGAGGTCAGTCGTAAGGTCAGAAGGGAATTAGTTATGTTTCGGTTTAGAGTTCTGACCAACTCTTTAGCAAAGATAGTAATTTATAATTAATAAACAAATTTATTTTTTAATTCTAAATTGATCCAAATCTTTGTTCCATTTGATCCGCAATCTTTCACGCTCTTTACTTGGAACTGATATTGGCAAAACAACCGCCACATCGTCAATAAATGCTTTAGGTCTGCCTCCGAGATTCTTTTCTTTTTTCATAGTTTATTTTCTTTTTTATAGATTTCTAACCATTGCTTAAATGTGATTGGTTTATATGCTGAACTACTAAATTGAAAACGCATGTTTTGATCTGATGAGTTCCAGGCACACTCTAACTGTTCTTTTTCCATTTCTTTGGCTTGTTTAAACCATAGATTTATATTTCCTACTAATTCTTCTTGTGAAGATTGTGCTAATTTTTGGTGTAACCATTCTACTGCTGTCATATTATTTTACCTTTTATGTTATCTAATTCGCTTTGTAGTTTTACTTTATAGTTTGGCAATAATTTGCCTTTTGAGTTATAAACTTCCTGTACAATTATTTCGTAAAGTGTAAAATCACATTCACCTGTTTCGGGTGGATTGAAATAATTACCGGTGCATGGTTTACGATAAACCTCAACCTCAACCTCGAAATCAACTACGGCAATGCAATTAAAATCATTATCGTAAATCTCAAAGCCTTTGGAGTTAATATAGTAATCGAACCAATTGTAGTTTTCATTACAAAAATCTTTAATCGAATCTATTATTAATTTTTTCATTTTATAAAAATTAAGATGAATAAAATAATAAATAAATTAATAAATAGAAATCCTTTAAATGCTGTTTTAAGTAAAAATTTTACTTCTTTTTTTTGTTGCGCTGTCATTTTCTTTTAAATTCAATGTTAAACAATCCAAAATCAAAACTTCGAGGCTCTATATAAGCAGGGAACTTATAATTATACATTTCTTTTATTTCTGAAGCTCGTTTTTTAAAACTGCTCTTGTGTTTTACAGGATTAGAAAAATCTAATCTTTCAACATCCAAATCCTTTAAATCTATTCCAAGCGTGACAGCCTGGTTATAGAACTTTTGTTTTGCTCTTATGCTCATAATAATTAATATAAAAATCGGGTTAAAAAATATAATGCAATAAATCCAATTGCATAAACTTGGTACTTTTGTTTTAATAGAAAATTTTTCATAATTTTTTGATTTAATAATTAATAATAAACAAATATAGTTATTTATAATAAACTACCAAACATTTTAGTAATTATTTTTTAATTATCTTTGTTTTTATGAAGCAGCCACGTGTTTTAATAGAAACAGAATATGATCAGGAATACAGAAACTTTGATTTTGTTATAGCTGATGTGAATGGTTGTTATGTAATCGATAGTGAGACAATGTGTTTGGTTTTAAACGGAACTGATTTTATATTAGAGTTCAATGGCGAACTATACGATGAAATAAAAAAGAATATAGCTATTAGAAACTTAATGAATAAAAATTAACGGGAGTAGTAAATTAAAGTTACTCTTTACCTACTCTTTTTAAGGGTAGGTTTAACGTATTAAAAAACTATATGGAAAAAGTAAAAATATCAGAAGTTAAACTTAACCCAAACAACCCTCGTTTAATTAAAGACGATAAGTTTAAAAAGTTAGTTCAGTCTATAAAAGACTTTCCCGAAATGCTTGACATCCGTCCTATTGTAGTTAATCAAGATATGATTATACTCGGTGGTAATATGCGTTATAAGGCTTGTAAAGAAGCAGGACTAAAAGAAATACCTATTATAGTAACAGACCTAACCGAAGACCAACAAAGGGAGTTTTTAATCAAAGATAATACAAGCGGTGGCGAGTGGGATTGGGAAGTATTAGCAAACGAATGGGATAGTGAAGAATTGGAAGCTTGGGGATTGGATTTGCCGATTGATTTTAATACTGAAGTATTAGAAGCCAAAGAAGATGAATTTGAAGTTCCTGAAGGCGGTATTGAAACCGATATTGTATTAGGTGATTTGTTTGAGATTGGGGAACATCGTTTACTTTGTGGCTCATCAATAGAAATAGACCAATACGCTAAATTATTAAAAGATGAGTTTATAGACCTTGTTGTAACAGACCCGCCTTATAATGTTGCATACGAAGGTAAGACAAAAGATGCTCTTACTATTGAAAATGACTCAATGAAAAATGATGATTTTTATAAATTTCTTTATGATTTTTATACTTCTATTTATGCTTATATGAAAAAGGGAGCGCCTTTTTATGTTTGGTTTGCTGATGTTGAAATAGTAAATTTCTCAAAGTCATTAGTTGATTCTGGTTTAAAACTTGCTCAAATGATTATTTGGAAAAAGAATAGTTTAGTTATGGGAAGGAAGGATTATCATTTTATGCACGAACCTTGTTTATATGGATGGAAAGAAGGAGATGCTCATAAATGGTATTCAGATAGGAAACAAACAACTATATTAGAATTTGATAGACCGAGTAGAAATTCAGAGCATCCAACAATGAAACCAATACCTTTAATTAGTTATCAGATAGAAAATAGTTCAAAAATAAAAGATCTTGTTTTTGATGGCTTTTTAGGAAGTGGAACAACTATGGTAGCATCACACCAACTGAACCGCAAATGTTATGGAATGGAACTCGACCCGAAATACTGCCAAGTAATAATTGACAGAATGAAAAAGTTAGATCCAACACTTGAAATAAAACGCAATGGCATACGACAGAATTAAAATATTTGAACAAGCCAAAGAAGTAATAGTCAAACATAAATTGTTTTTTATAGATGATATTTGCGCTTTTTTGCCTATTTCAAGAACTACATTTTATGATTGGGAATTTGACAAATCGGATGAGCTAAAAGCGTTACTCGAAACAAATCGAACTACTTTAAAAGTCTCAATGCGTTCAAAATGGTACACTTCAAACGCTCCTGCTTTGCAAATGGCTTTGATGAAACTTATTGCAACGCCTGAAGAATTGAAGAAGTTATCAATGCAGTTTGTTGAAAGCGAAAATAAAAACACAAACATTATCAGTTTAGGTAATGGCATAAATCCAAATGAAACTACTCCTTAAACAAGAGAATGCGGTTTACTTCCTTAAAGACAGAATTACTAAAGAGGTTTTATACGGTGGTGCTGCGGGTGGGGGCAAATCCGCTCTCGGTGTTTTATGGCTTATTGAACAATGCCAAGCCTATCCAGCCACTCGTTGGCTAATGGGAAGGTCAAAGCTAAAAACACTAAAAGAAACGACTTTAAATACTTTCTTTGAACTTACATCCAATTTAAAGCTATCTACTTCATATAACTACAATAGTCAAACGGGAGTGATTACCTGGATCAATGGAAGCGAAATACTATTAAAGGATTTATATTCCTATCCCGCTGATCCAAACTTTGATAGTTTAGGTTCGTTAGAGATAACCGGAGCCTTTATAGATGAGTGCAATCAAATATCATTTAAGGCGTGGCAAATAGTTACATCGAGGATAAGATATAAGCTAAATGAATACAACTTAACTCCAAAGATATTAGGAACGTGTAACCCAGCAAAGAACTGGACCTATTCAAAGTTTTATATTCCTACTGCTGCCGGAACTATAAACGAAACGAGAAAGTTTATTCAATCATTACCAACAGACAATCCTAACTTACCATTATCATATTTAGATAGTTTACTCGCTTTGGATGAGAATAGTAAGCAAAGGTTATATTATGGTAATTGGGAGTTTGATAATGATCCTGCAAGGCTTATCGACTTTGACAAAATACAAAACATATTTACTAACGATTTTGTCGATGCTGGTGATATGTATATTAGTGCCGATATTGCTCGATACGGAAGCGATAAGATGGTTATACTTGTTTGGTGTGGCTTCAGGGTTATTGAAATATTTACTTTAGACAAATCAAGTATTACCGAAACTGCCGAAGCAATCAAATCATTAATGAATAAACACCGAGTGCCGTTGTCTAATGTGGTTGCCGATGAGGATGGTGTTGGTGGTGGTGTTGTGGATATTGTACGTTGCAAAGGCTTTGTAAATAATTCCAAAGCATTGAAAGAGGAAAATAATAATGTGGAATATCAAAACCTAAAAACGCAATGCTATTATAAATTGGCTGAACTAATACAATCCAACAAACTATTTATCGATTGCAATAATGCCGATATTCAAGATACTATATGCAAAGAGTTAGAACAGGTTAAAAGAGATAAGATTGACCAAGATGGTAAGTTGAGAATATTGCCAAAAGAAAAAATAAAAGAGTTGATTGGCCATTCACCCGATTACTCCGATGCGTTAGCAATGCGATTCTATTTTGACTTAAAACAAACTTTCTTTACCTTCTAAAAAAAATATATATACTATTTATATTAAGTCTAAATAAAATTTATATCTTTGTATCTATAAACACTAATTTTAATGGATAGAATAGAGTTCAAACAATTAGCATACGACTTGAAAGAGTTAGACGATAGCAAAGGAGTTGTTACTGCTTATGCTAACGTTTACAATGTAAAAGACAGCGATGGTGATATTTCCGCTTATGGATCGTTTAACAAAACGGTTGCGGAAAACTTTAAACGCATTCGAGTATTGAAGGATCATAACCCTACTATGATGATAGGTGTTCCTTTAGCTATTGACACTAAAGATAATTATGGTTTGCTTACTACAACCCAATTCAATATGAAAAAGGATTTAGGTCGTGATATGTTTACGGATGTTAAACTTATGCATGATAGCAATCTAAATGCAGAGTTAAGCATTGGTTACCGGGTTATAAGTAGAGATACAAAAAACAAATCACTAATTACTGAATATAAACTTGCTGAATATTCATTCCTGTCAAGTTGGGCAGCAAATGAATTGAGTACAGTACAAAATATAAAAGCTATTAAATCGCATTATGGTTTAATGGAATTGATAACAAAAGCATATGATTTGGATTATTCTGATGCCAGGTTAAAACAAATCGAAACATTATTAAAAGCACTTACAGACGAGCCGTTAGAAGATGACACTCCAGAAGATGAGCCGCTTATATTAGACACGTTAAAATCATTTACAAACTCGTTAAAAATTAAATAAAAATGGACGAAAAATTATTGGCCGAATTGGCAAACATTAAAAACGGTTTAGAAACTAAAACCGCTACAGAAGTAAAAAGCGCAATCGATGCTTTTGAAAAAAAATTAACTTCAGAAATCGTATCTACTTTCGATGCTGAATTGCAAAATGTAAAAAATTCACTTGAATTGAAATTTGCTGCTGACTTGAAAGCTGTACAAGATCACGCTGACAAATTGGATGTTAAACTTCAAGAGAAAGCTAAAGCTGATGCTAACACTAATGTTGATGCAATCAAATCTGTAATTAAAGATAACGCTGAAAGAATTGCATCTGTTGGAGAAAACAACAAAGTAAGATTGAAAGCTGTAGGAAACATGACTACTGCAAACTTGACTGGTGAAGAGCCAAGAGATTATAACTTCGACATTGTTAGATTCCCATCTCAAACGTTAAACGTTGCTGACTTAACAGGTAACATCAACATCAACGGTGGTACTTATACTTATACAGTAGAAGGTGCTGGAGAAGGATCAATCGGAGCGCAAACAGAAGGAAGTGCTAAAAACCAAAGAGATTACGACTTTACTGCTGTTGATGTTTCTACAAACTTCATCGCTGGTTTTGCTCGTTACTCTAAAAAAATGCGTAACAATCTTTCTTATATCACTTCAGCTATTCCTGACTTGTTAAGAAGAGATTACTTAAAAGCTGAAAACGCTGCATTCAACACAGTATTAGCTGGTGCTGCTACAGCTTCAACTGAAATCATAACAGGAAGTTCTAAAGCAGGAATGCTTATCAATGAGATTGGTAAATTAGAAGATGCAAACTATACTGTAAATGGTA